TTTGTTGTTCCTGCTGTTGTCCACTAAGATAATTTTTATCTAGAGTCTCTGCACCATCAATAGATTTATAAAGCTCTTTAGATTCCTCTAAATTGTCTTTTAAAAACGTGGTGAGGTTTAGTTTCGCCTGGGCAGCTCTACATAAATTATTTTTAGCTTCTAAACCTTGAGTAGCCTGTTTTACTTGACCAGTTGCAGGATCAAAAGAATATGCATTTGCCATTGCTGACTCCAAAGCTTCAGACAATCGATCATATTCTTTAAGATATTTTTGACTTGGTTCAGCTAAACAAGTGATGGAAATTAGGGTTAGACATACAAAAGCTATTGTTTTCATATTGTATAAATTCTGATGTTTTAAAAAATATAACATAAGAAAAATTACAGACCCAACTTTTTAAAAGCTTTTTCATCCAACTTTCTCAAATCATCTAAGCTATAGAAACGGCCTTCAGGATCAAAGAACTTTTCAAAATCAAATTTTCCTTCCTTATAGAGCTTGTAACGCTTCGGCCCTAGCCACTCTTTTTGAAAGAAATCATCTGTCTTTTTAAAGAATTCTTTAAAAGTGGTATTGGCATCTAACTGCCCTATTAACTGGCTTCGCTCTTCTTTGGGGATGTCTTTAACTCTACGTTCGTCCATTACAAATGGCCGTTCGCCAACAAGTTGACCGTCCTTCTCGACCGGAACCAAGATACTGCGACAGTTAGGATGTAACGGCGGCACTCGCTTTGCCGGATCATTTATTTCCCACACTGAACCATCTAATGAAGCGCAAAGCTTAGAAGTTCGTCCATCTAAAACACTAACAAATCGGACATATTCAAAGCCAATTTGGTTGAAGCTATTTAGATAGGCTTGATTAGCTACATGACTTCGCACAGTTCTTACCGTTCGCTCAATATCAGTTTTGGTACCATTTAAGATCCCATCTTCATAGTTAAGTCGTTTGGTACCACGAATACGCTGAACAATTTCTTGGTTAGTTTTGCCTGAATTAATACCATCTCGAATTGCATACTCAACCTTTTGACGGGCACTTTCAGCAATTCTTGAAAGCAGATCATCGACAAGAGCGCCACCTGCCAACGGAACTTTTTTAGCGGATAAGAATAGTTTTTCCCCATCAGGCTTATTAATTTTTGCTCCATAGAGCTTAGCTACGTAATTGGCCTCATAAACAGCCAGCGCCGTAGCAGAAACGGCAAAAGCTTCAGGTAATGCTAAATTAACACTGGCAAACCATTGGGCAATCAAATCCCTAATTTCCCTTAAATTTGAAGTTGTATATTTACCACCAGCTAAAGCAACTTTCTCCGACTCATTAAGCTCATCCAATAAATCCCGAAGCTTAGATAGCATCTTGCTCGTATCATCATTGAATAAAGCCAATAACTCATTTACCGTTTTTGATGAAGCACGATAAAGATAGGCCTGGTGCTGAGTGAGTGCTTCAAATAGTTTTTTGATATCTGTTGCCATCTCACTCTACCTTTTGATTTAAAGTCCCATCTTGCTCTGCTTCAACATTCTGAAGCTCTTCTTCATATTTTTGTTTAGGGAACATACCTGTTTGGTTGTATTCCCACCATGATTTAAATGAAGATCGGCCTTGTAGAGCTGCTTCAAATAACTGTCGAGCTAACTCAGCTAAATAACCCTGTTTGTTAAATTCTTGACTGATTTCGAACATCAAATCATCTTTAGTTAGAACATCCACATTAGGCGTTACAAACTTAGCAGCCCATCGTAATGCTGCTGACAAGGCTTCATTCATATTAACGACACAGAGCGAAAGAACTGAATGCTGAACGGCGTCATCACTATTCGCTTCGGTAGCGGTCTTTTTACTTCCCGAGCCCTTCTCAATTAAACGCGCCCCCATCTCCTTCATTTTTTCCCACTTATCTTTCATCGCTTCCCGGGCAAGAGTATTAGGGTCGGCTTGTACAATTCCTAAACCACCATTTTCAGGTAAAGGCAAAAGTACTTTCGCACCAATGTAGATGCCACGTTTCTTGGCTTGGTCATACCACTCCCAATTAACACCCTTCGCATAATATTGAGGTTGCCCCATATAAAAAACGGACTCTTGAAAGTCCGCACTGTCTCTGTAATGGGCTAAATTGAGATTAGCCAAAGGAAGTAATGGAGGCTTTTTAATCTCTTCTGAATTATCAATTGCACCTACAAATGTAAAAGGTATATAGGTCCAGAAATTCCCGTTGTAATCTGTTGGAAACTTCTTCTCTCCGCCAACCCAGTTACCCTTTTCACCCTTTGTGTACACCTGAACGGAATAAATATATTCCCCATTTCCCTCTTGCTCTAAACGAAGTACACGATATTGCTCTTGTTCGGTTTTACTAAATCCATCAGCACCGCGCTCAGACTTAAATTCACGTATAACCACTAAGCAAAGCTTTTTCTGGTTATCGATCATTACTGAATCCCAATTCACTACATCAAGGGCATTTAGTAAATGAATCATCGGATAGGCTTTTTGTGCTTTAAATTCCGCTAGATTACGAGCTGGCGGCACATCAGGATAATCTACATATAAAGCACAACGATAATGCTTCAATAAATGGCGAATTCCATTTTGAGCCAATTGATAAGTACTTAAACCAGCACCATTTGCATTACGTTCTAAATGAGCAAGTTCCGGAGGAAATTTAAAACTTGGATCGGTTGCAAAAGCTGCACCAACTAAACTATTTGATGTAGTCCCTGTTACTTCATAAAAGACTGCACGGGTAAGATAAGCCTCATAAGCGCTTTTATTTGCAGGTGATTTATCATGTGCATTTGGCATCGGCAAATATTTTTCACCTTTAGCCTTAACTGCATCTTCACCTTCACAAACATCATCAAGTTTTTGCCAGTATGGCAAGTTCTTAACATATTCAGCATGTTGAAAAGTTACATCACTCATCGAGCAAATCCCATATCAGCAAAGAAGGCTTCAAAACCTTCATGTAATTCATTAAACGCATCTGAAGCTGCATCCACTTGGTCGTCATGTGTACCGTTAGGAAAATGACGAAGCTCATCAATAAAGTCCTTATTCCATTCACCTTTGAGCATACGTACATTTCCCACGTTAACTTGGGCCGCAAATGGTTGTGCCCGTGTAAGCTTGTCACCTGAAATTGGCTTAGCTATCACGCTATAACCCGCAAGAAGCTTCACAAATGAACTAGCTTGCGATTTACCAGCTTGACCGGGATCTTGTGGTAGACGCACAGAAACTTTTTTCCCATCTATTTTTGCTGTTTGTTCTAAGCGCTTATTCACATTGTCAGGTCCAAGCTGTCCTCTAGTTACATCGACAATGTAAGTAAAACCATCTGCGCCTAGAGCTTCTCGCACACCTACTGTAAAGTCGCCCTCATTTTCGGTAGCCCCAAAATCCCAAGCCCTAACTTGTTTCAATACATCCGCAGGCAAAGCATCAACAATTTGAATATTGTCAGGCTTAAAAAAACCGCCTGCTGGCGGTGATGGCATTTGTCGGTACTGCCCGGCAAATACATACGGTGCGGCTTGCTCCATTAGCCTCAATTTTTGAATATTGTGTTTTGCTGGCCATAGTGCGGATCCGTCTTCCTGAATAGCTGAAAGACATAGATGCTCCCACACTTCACCGTTACCACCAGCTACAGGAACGCCGTCTTTTCTATCACCTAGCAACCATCCAGCTAAATCATCTTCATGAAGTCGCTGCATAATCACAATGATCGGCGTATCTGGCGAGTTAGTACGCGATTCGAGTGTGTTCTGAAACCAATCAATTACCCCTTCTCGAATAGTTTTTGATGAAGCTTCATGTGCTTTGTGCGGGTCATCAATAATAATGCAGCCGCCAAAGCCTTTACGAAGTTTTCCTGCACCAAAACCGGTAATCGTACCGCCTGTACCAGTCGCATAGCAGACACCACCTTGGGAAGTTCTCCAGAAGTCTTTAGCCTTACTATCATCACGCAATGTAAGCTCGGGAAAGACTTTTCTATACGCCTCTTCTTGTACAAGAGTTCGTATTTGGAAGGCATTATTTGCGGCAAGCATTGCCGAGTAACTGATATGAATAAACTCACAGTCTGGATTCTTACCAAAACACCATGCCATAAAATTAATTACAGCAATTTCAGTTTTAGAATATCGTGGTGGAACGTTAATAATTAACCGCTTTATCTCTCCGCGATAAACTTTTATTAAAGCTTCGCAGATTTCTAAGTGGTGCCAATTTTGCATCCATTTATAACCACGGCGCTCCTTAAACATGTACCTTGTGAAGAAATATAAATCTTCTTGCGCCTCGATCCGGATGGCTTTATCCCGAGCCGCATCAGTACTCATCTAAGACTTCCCTCCGCGCTTTTAAGTAATCTTCCATTGGAACTGGAATTTCTGAATTAACTGTTTGGACTGGTCCGCCGTCTTTGCCTGTAATTTCCTTGCGATTGGTATATAAGCCGCCAACCTCTTTAGCTGCCTGCTCTAAAAGGCTCGGCACAATGACAGGGTTTTCTTTGAATTGTTCATGATCGATAAATCGTTGTAGGCGCTTGAGGCGGTATGCAATGTTTGCGATTGGAATTGCGCTAAGGTTGTCGTTCATTTCCTTGCGCACTCTGTAGAACTCAGTTTTAAATTCTTCGCTTAAGTCCTGCCCAGTTTTCTTAGTTGGGTCGTATGCTTCACATTGCTGTTTGGTTACGGTAATACCAAATTCTTCTTGGACGCCTCTTGCTGTTTCACTAGGTGTCTCATAGGTAGCAAGTGACCGTACTATATAGAGTTTCACCCGTTTATTAAGCCTTGCCATTTATCTCTATCCGTCCAAGTACGTCCAAGTAGAGTGGCAAAAAAAATTTAAACCACCTTTAAGTTACAAGTGCCACAAGCGTAATGAACATCAGCACGTGTGAGCTGAGGCCTTTGATTAGCTGCTTCAACCATCCGCATAACATCCTCACTAGCTCCATATCGGCGAACAACACCTGTAAATTCTTCAACATCGTGACCTTGAATAGCTAACTTAGGCATACCAGTTTCTCTGTTATATGCTGGTGTTCCGTATTGGTCCTTTTTATGTGCAATGTGATAAAGCTCGTGTTCAACCAAAGCACAAAAGTTCACATCACTTGCTATACGTGAATATGAAGCATCAAAAGTAATTAAGTATTCAGGTAAATAATTGAACCACTGGATGTATTGTTCTTCTTGTCGTTCTTTCTTCCAACCACCAGCATTGATCATGACTTTTTCAGTAGTACCGATAACCTGACGTCCCTGCTTTTTAAAGCCAGATCTAGCCCACATCACAGCAATATCGGGATATCGAAATGAACGTAAGTGCATGTGATCAGGATTAAATAATTTCGATTTTGGATCTAGAAATACTTGTTTAATCCATTCCCATATTTCTGGAGCTGGTGCAAAGTTTGGTGTATCCATTTCAAAAAGCCATTCTGGAGGCATTGGACGAACAGGAACATGAAAGCCGACTTCGTTTTTCATATGTTTTACCCATTAAAAAACCACCGCTTGGGTGGTCTTTTCTCTAACTATTAATGACGCCATGTAACCAAGCAAGATATTTATCTCTATCTCTAAAATTTGGTGCATCATTCGAGTTAATATCTATCTTATATCCATTCACAGCTATTGAAAATCTATAAGGTGTTTGAAACAATTTACCTTTAGGGGAATCTAAATAGTTATTCCAAAACCAAAGATTATATACCCAATTACCAACTTTTTTACTTTCGTCATCAAGCTCCGGATGCTGAAGAATCCTTTCCGCCTGCTCTTCGATTTCTGGAAAACGTTCATGACTAACAAATGAATCATAAAGTTCTTCTAATTTTTTGAATTCCACTATTATTTCTCTTTTATATAAGGAATTTTCAATATATCAAAATTCATTTTAAATAGGAGAAAAATAATTACCTAAAAATAAAAAGCCCCGCCAATAATCGATATTCAGCGGGGCTTTAAGTGCCGTAATACGTTCGGCAAACGATAAAACTAGTTTTTAGGTGCTCTTAAGACACTTAACACCTTTGCAGACATATCATGTAAGTCAGATCCAATTGGCAACCAAAAATGATAATTGATGTTGTCGCGGTTAAAAACTTGCTTGTAGTACTCGGTTTTAAATGATGGGTCGATATCAGAAGCTTTTAGTAATCTGCCTTCTTTCTCTATCTTTTGCCCATCTAATTCACCACCAACACAGATGTTCATTTTACTTACCAGTTTTTAATTAGACTGGAATTTAACATAAAAAATTAAATAAAAATTACTTTATTGAGTCTGAACGAATTCAAGCTCTTTAATTTCCACAACCTTTACTTTTCGAGATTTTTCATAAGAATCAACCAAAACAGCCTTATCTCCAAAAGTATTAACCAAGAACCATTCTTGTTCGCTTTTCGCTAGTTTTACTGCATTAAACTGTTTTTCTGAAATACTAGTTTGTATATCTGCTACGCCTTTTAAAAAAGGGATAACTAAAAAAAGGACAATTACACCAATAATTTTTAAATAGTAACCTTGCTTAAGAACTATAAGAAAAGAGTTAAAGGCTAAGAAAATTGAAATACAATCGACAATATTGTTTATTCGCTTATCTTCAACAATCACCACTAATATAATTGCAATCAAAACAATATTTGCAAGCACTGCCAACTCTATTAATCTCTCTTTCGTTTGCTCTTCAACATACGAAGACAAATAAAGAGCTGCAATTGCATATAGAATGCAAAGACCAAGATTACTAATAAATAATTCTTTAGTCCCTAAAAGATTGATAATCCAAGGACTTTGAAGTCCAACTGTCCCGTAATAACCAAACTGATAACAAAGACCCGTAATTAACAGTCCACTAGAAATTATAAGAACCCAATCAGCAAGAGATGCTTTTTTAATTTTTTCTAACATTATTACTTTTTAATAGTTTAGAAATAATAAAGCTCGCAAAAGCGAGCCATTTCTTTGGCAATTAAATGCAAAATCGCCAAGTTATCACAAATATGCCATACCCCGTGCGCACACTCAAGTGGTTTTTTCAAAAGTTTCAAATCTGAAATGCGGATTTCGACTTTTGATATAAGCCATACCACATTTTAAATCCTGTCTGATTTGATTAACTGAAGTGTCGTTACTTTGAGCAATATCACGTAATGAATTACCCATAACATGATGTGACCAAATTGCTGAAATCCATTCTTGTAAAATGTTGTCTTCGATTAATTTAATATCAATAATCAATCTATGGATTGCACGTGCCTCATTGTCATTTAACTCACAGCAAGTACCCTTACGGCGAATACATAAGCGATCTTTTAAATTTTCATCACTCATATACATTGCTATTAATTTTTCACGTTGTTTTTGAGTGATGCGTTTTGTTGGCATCGTCTTAACAATTTTGATCATTGTTTCGGTATCGCCGTTAAGCCAAGCTCCAAGCTGGCGGCACCACTCTTCAAAACTATATTTAGACCAATCGACCGATTGTAAAATGTGTTGTACTGGCATATTCATTTTCATCCCACCAATTGCTCAATTTGTTTAATCGCCACGCCTGCTTTCACTTGCTCTGTACTGAACCGTAAAACTGTAAAACCTATCATTGCTGCGGAGTTGTATTTCTCCATATCTCCTAGATAACCTTTGCCCCTCGTATGGCGACCTCCGCTCCAGATCCCGCCTTCTACCTCAATCAAAATCTTTTTACCCGTTATTAAAAAATCTGCTCTCCATTTACGATCAGGATGGAACTTATATTCCTGTTCAAAACTGATCTTGCATGCTTTTAAATGTGTTGCCAGAACCATTTCACCCAC